CTCTAGGCTTCTTAAGTTTACGTTTTGGTTTATTTATTAGTCCTCCTTTATTTTGTGGTCCAATTTTATCTGAACCATCTTCATTAGCTCCAACATCAGTACCTGCTTTCATTTGAGAACCAGATAATTCAGTTGCTGTTTTAGTGCTTACACCTGCTTTTGTTGCTGCTGCCATTTGTTGATTTTTAACTGTTGGACTAAAAGCACTTGTATTAGGATTTTTATCATCAGCACGATCTTTTCCAGTCTTATTTTCAGAAGCAGCTTTTTTCCTCCAGTCTTTCTTTACTGCTTGATTATTATTATTATTTAATTTATTTTTAAGATTAACATTACTTGCAGGACTATTACCAATATCAGAACCTGCTATAAAACTTGTAGCTAATTTAATTACTGATCCAATAGGATTAAAAAGAACACTAATTAGGTCTGTTAAATTAAAACCATCATCCTTACCATCAAGAATACCTTTAACTATTTTTGGATCAGCTTTACCACCACTAATTACTTTCATTTCTTGACCAATAAGTTTAAATCTTTTACCAAAAGATAATTGTTTATATTGCTCTAAAGGTATTCCTAATCTTTTTGCAGAAACACCTAAAGCATATTCATTTTGTCTTCTTTGTGCTTCTAACTCTAAAGCTGAAGGACCACTTCTTTCTTCCTTAGGTTGTTGTATTTGTTTACGTGTAGTAGTCCAACCTTTTTCTGGGTTAGTAAAATCCTCGTATCCTTTTAAGGGATTCCAATTTCCATTTGCATCTATTGTTCCCGGAACAGACATTGTTTCATTATTAGGACCATAATAAGTTCTAAAAACAGTGTTAGGATATTGAGAAGACTTACCTGTTGAAGCTAATGCTGAGTAAGGTCCAAAACCAGTTACATTAGAACTAAGTGGGTTAAAAGTTCTAGCTTTTTCTATTTCTTGCATATCTGTACTTAATACACCTTTATTAGCATATATTACTCCACCATCAGCTTTTTTCTCTTTTTTCTTTTTATCTGCTTGACCAAAAGCAATCATAGTCATATCTACTTCTACTGGCTCACCACCTATTCTACCTGTAGCTTCCATTTCTGCAAGACCACGCTTTGCTTCTGCACGTAAATCTTCAAAAAACTTTACTCCATAATACTGAACAACATCTGCAGGAACAACATATTCACCATCACTTAATTGTGCAGGTATATCATCACGAACTTCTTTAGCTAATGATCCCGGAGGTATTTCATTACCACTGACAGGATCTCTATCTAGTCCATCATCTTTCATTCCACCTTCTTCAAATAGACTCATCTGTTGTTCCATTGTTGTTCCACCCTTTTTTGCTGTATCATATTTATTTTCTATTTGTTTAGACATTATCTCTCTTTGAATTTAACTCATCTCTAAGATATTTCATTCTACGTAAACAAGCAATAGATCCCTGTAGTTTATAGATCATAGGGACTTCTGTTGCTTGCTCTAGTGCTTTATGTTGTTTAGCTATAGAGTCATCTATGTATTCTACAAATGCATCCCATAGCTCTTTGTCAGTGGTAAGCTTTCTTAATGTTATCATTATTGTATAGGTCCTTGATTACCAGTAAAGCCTTCTTCTTCTGGAGTTGGCACTGATCCTGTGCCTATTGTACCACCACCAGAGCCTTGTGTGTCTTCTACTTGCCCACCTGCAGGAGCAGGGGGTTGTCCACCTTGAAGTGGCTGTCCTTGTTGTTGTGGAGGTGCAGGTGGTGGATTCTGTTCTTGAAACTTCTTGAGTATCTCTGCCTGTACAGCAGCTTGACTCATGGAGTTAGCTACCTTATCAGGATCAAGATCCATACTCTTTGCAATCTCTCTAACAATAAAGTCCATTCTGGCAAAAGGTGCAAGAGCAGGATTAGATACTGTTTGCATAAACTGCATCAATCTCTGGCTTCTAACTTCATTAGCCATTAAGCTTTCTGTGCCTTGAGCTTTAACTTCAAGATCACCTTTTATTTCTGGATCAAAGTCAAACTGCATATTAAAACTAAAGAATGCCTTACCTAAAGGTCCTAGTAGATAGTCATCTACATTCTTAATAACATTACGAATAGAACCATTAGCTGCATTCATCAGCATAGATATACCTGATGCAGTTCTACCTACACCCTGTATACCTGTTTGTCCATGAGCAAACGAAGGAAAACCAGTAGATTCATCTGCAAGAACTCT